GAAGGGAGAATACAGATGCCTATGGGAATTAATTTCTTCTGGCCGGATGCAGAACTTTAAATAATTCACTTGAGATGCAAAACGTTGAGTTTTGCATCTTTTTTAATGAGATTCAGTCCAAAAAAACGAAATGAATAAAAATTGTAAAAACTGTGGTAATTTATTAAATAAACGACAAAAGATGTTTTGTTGTAGGAAATGTAAAGCTGAATATGAAAAAACTATTGGAAAAAAAGAAATAGTAGATAAAATCAATTCTACATTTAAGAAAAAGTATGGAATGACTCCAATTGAAAGAAAAAATGAAGTTCTGTTAGAAGCGCATGGAACAATTCACGCTTTACAAATAGAATCATCGAACCGAAAAATGAAAAACACGATGAAGGATAGGTATGGATGTGAACAAGCGTTAAAAAATAAAAAATTATTAGATAAGAAAAACAAAACATGTGAACAGATATATGGATCACAAAATGTTTTTAATAATGAAGATGTTAGAAAAAAAGCAAAAGAAACGATATTCAAAAAATACGGAACTGAATATGTTTCACAAAATGACGACATCAAACGTAAAGTGAAGAATACTATGTTTGATCGTTATGGAGTTGAATGTGCTTTTGAGTTGCCAAATGCTAAATCCCAACGAATATCAAAATTACAACAAACAATATTTGAAAGTGTAAAAAATATACACAGTGATGCTTTATTAGAACATAGATTGAATGACATCGGAAGATCGGTTGATATTTACATACCATCAAAAAATATAGTAATTGAAGTTAATGGTGATTATTACCATATGAATCCATCCAAATATTCCCCTAATGATTTTAATAAACGATATAAAATGACAGCTAAAGAAATATGGGAACGTGAAAAAAACAGGTTACATTTAATATCAGAGCATTTAAGTTGTAGTGTAATAGTCATATGGGAATCGGATTGGAAAAATGACAAAAACATAATGAATTATTTATGAAATTATCACATAAGACAATATCATTACCTAGTGAGGGGTTTTTTTACGACAACGAATTGAGTTGTGGCAAAATACAAATATATCCATTTACAGCACACGAAGAAGATATATTATCTGAAAATTCGTCGAATGATTATGAATTGATTGACCAAATATTAAAATCAATGATAGTAAATGATGTTAATATCGACGATTTATTGGCGGTAGATGTTGACGCTATATTATTAGCTCAACGAATAATATCATACGGCACGTCATATGATGTTAAAATAACATGTCCACATTGTTCAGATGAAAATGATTATAGTTTAGATTTGAAAAAAATAACATCCGTAGATAAAATATACAATTTTAGTAATATAATACAGTTTGAAAATTATTCAATTGAAGTTGTTCCAGAAACGTGGGAAATGCGAAAAAAATGTAAATCTAAATCGGATACATTAAAGAATATTATAAAGTCGGTAACTAAACACAATTCGATTGACGATTTTGTGGATAATCGCTTTTTATCCAGAGATGCTAGAGAATTTAGGAAAAAATATAAATCGATTATGCCAGAACTGAATTTTTCTTTGTTTACGTGTTCTTGTAAAGCTTGTGACAAACCAATGCCAATTAACTTAAAAATAAATAGATCATTTTTTGGTCTGACGCCGAATTATAAGATAACTCTTCATAAAGAGATATTTAATTTGGCATATTTCTCAGAAGGAGCGTTTAATCAAGATATTGTTTATAGACTCCCCGTTTATCTTCGTAGATTTTATTTAAATGAATTAAGAACTACTAAGGAAAAAGAAAAGGAGCAATCACAGGAAGGATTTTCTCCAAATGAGAAATCCGAAGGTGTTCCACGGGGACCTTTTGGGAAAAAATAAAAAAAGTATTGACATTTTATAAAATCAATATTATGATATTATCATGTTTACATTAATTTTTAGTATATTAAGCGTGATTGCTGGTTTTTTAGGAATGGCATTATCGTTTTCAGCAGATGTTTCGGTCAATATGACGTGGTATACATTTCCACTAGCATTGATACTCCAAATTTTATTTGGATGGCGTGGTGGATATTTTTATTCAGGAATGTTTGTATTGACTGCTATTTTAGATATGAACGCTTTTCTCTTTTTATACGGAAAGGTTGATATTGTATGGTAATTTAAATGATTTGAAAGATAAAAACCGTAGGATGTAATTTCTACGGTTTTTTTGTGCATCCGATATTTATACATATGAAAAAGTCGGAATTGAAAATTTTAATAAAAGAATCATTGAACGAAGGTGGTTTTTTAGATTCTATAATGACATTGGTTAATCCCGCAGGAGCAGCCAAGTCACTAACATCGGCTTCGGTGAAATCTCCAAAATATCAGAAAGCAATATCGGATTTAATAGATTTTTACATGGATCGTATATTGTCAACCGACAATATAAAATCAAAAACAAACATACAACTTGTCAATATGATATTAAAACGGTTTTATGCGACAGTCAGTGACGCACTACGTGAAAAATATAAATTAGATAAGTTTGAATTATTTAAATCACGATTTAATAAAATATACAACATAAAGTCGTATGAGTTGGGAGATATGTTTTTTGAAAAACGAAATGGAAAACAAATTTCAATAGGACAAAAAATCAAAGAACTTGAACAAGCAATTTCAATCAACAATAAAACGATTGAAGATAAACGCAATAGCGATCCTAGCAAGGCTAAGGAGACTGAACGTAAAAATCAAAAAAATATAAATAATTACAATAAATTAAAATCACATTTTGAAAAAACGATTCAGGAAGATTCAAATAGATTTAAAGAAGACTTATTGCGATTCTTAAAAACAGGTGAATAATGGCTAACGAAGATGATTTTAAGCAATTTCAAGAATTTCAGAATAGCTTAGATAAAAGTGCTGATATAGCAGATAGACTATCCGATGCTGTCAAACAAGTCGCATCTAATGCTAAAGAAGTTAATTCTGCATTTGGTTCTACCGATGATGCTATGGCTGATATTCAGAAGAAGATGCAAGCCACTAAAGAGGTGTCTCATGACATTTCAAAAAGTGTCATTTCTCAACGTGATTATTCTAAAGAATTGTTTTTAGCAGAAAATAAATTAAAGATGACAGGCGACGATAAATGGTCATCAGTTGTCAATGGGATAAAATCTGCTCAAGTCGAACAAACTAAATTTCACACAGCACAAGAAGAATCTATAAAAAATGCTGATAAGCTTAGTGATAATGTAGTTGGTATGTTTGATAAAATTCCAATTGTATCTAAGTATGTTGATTTTTCACCTGTAAAAGAAAATCTGGCTAAGAACGTAACAGGACCATTACGAGAAGGCATGTTGAATGGCAAGATGTCAATGAAGGGATTGGGTAAGGTTGGAATCGGTGTATTTTCTGCTATTGGACAGGGTATATCAACTATGATGAAAAATCCTATGGTATTATTCGCAGGATTAGCAATATCAGTATTCAAAACATTTCTTGCGTTGGATAAAGCAGGAGAAGATTTTCGCAGATCTACAGGACTGACCGTTGCACAAACAAGAGACATCGATAAAAGTGTAAATTCAACAGTAAAATCCGTAGGTCATTTGGGAATTGGGATAGAAGAAGCTTATAAAGCAGCCGGAGCATTATCATCTACATTTGGAAAAGGAGCAGCCGGAGTTTCCAAAAATGTTGAATTTGTAGCCGCAATGAATGCTAATTTAGGAATTTCAGAAGAAACTTCGGCTAAAACTTTACAGAATTTTATGGGTATGGGTAACATGTCTTCGGAAGCGGCTAAGTCATCAATGGTGTTAGCTGCTAGTTTAGCAGAAGCAGCCGGAGTTGCTCCTAATGCTGTAATGCAAGATATGGCTAATGCTTCGGAAAAGACCAAAATTATGATGAGAGGTAATGTCGAAGCAATGATGAGGCTTGCGGTTGAGTCTCGTCGTGTAGGAATTAGCATAGAATCCGTATCTGGAGCCGCACGTGGTCATTTAGATTTCCAATCATCTATTAACGCTGAGATGGAGATGTCTACATTGTTGGGTAAGAACATCAATCTTCAAAAGATGCGTCAACTGGCGTTTGAAGGCGACCTTGAGGGTATGTTGAAGGAACAACAAAAACAACTCAAAAATGTAGGTGATATTACAAAAATGAATGCCTTCCAACAAGAGGCTGTCGCTAAAGCATTTGGAATGTCGGTAGACGAATTAATAAATATGCAAGCTAAGGAAAAAATAAATTCCGAAGCTAGAGCAAATATGAATGAAGCTCAATTAAAAGCATTAGAAGATCAAGCCAAAAAAACAAAGGAAATACAAGCAAGAAACGACAAAATACAAGAATTGGAAGCAAAAGCGGTTATTTACAAAAAAGCAGGAGGTGAACTTACAAAGGAACAAAAAGCTGATATGGATGCTCTTGCTAAGTTACACAAAGAACAAGTTGCTACGATGACCAAAGAACAGAAAATGCAAGCCGAATCCAAAAAGGCTATCAATGCTATAAAATCAGTATGGACTCAAGTTCAAATGACTCTAGCTCCGATTGTAGAAGTTCTTGTGAAAATGATGGTTCCTGTAATAGAAAAGATTGCATCTAAATTAAGAGAATGGATGGCTCCATTCACAAAAGTAGATGCCGTTACAGGAGATATTTCTATAAAAATGGATGAATTTAAAGAAAAGATAAAATCCACATTAACAACAATCACCAAAATCAGCGTTGCATTACTTGGAATTTATGGTACTATGAAATTATTATCAGCTTTAGGAAAAGCAGGAAAAGGTCCATTTTCATTTTTAAGCGGAGGAACATCAAAGGGTGGCGGCAAGGGTCTTGCTTCTATGGGCAAAGGTCTTCGTAAATTTGGAACTGGAGCTATTGTTGCTGCTGGTGCTATGGTTTTAGTTGCTGCTTCTATGTGGATCATGACTAAAGCTCTCCAAGGATTAACTGGAGTTTCTTGGGATGATTTAAAGAAAGCTGGAGTTGTGTTGGCTGCTATGGCAGTTTCAGTTGTTGCTTTGGGAGCAGCAATGTTGATACCAGGGATACAAGTCGGAGTAGCAATTGCAGCTGCTGCGATGTTAGCATTCGGAGCATCATTGTTAATGGCTGGAAAGGGGATTGAATTTTTAGGTCGAGGCGTTGAAAGTATGGGAACGGTAATGATTCCTATAATAGAAACGTTAGGAGAAATCGTAAAAACAGCATTTGAGGCTTTACCATCAATAATAGAAACCGCTGGAAATACATTCTTGAAAATTGTAGTTGGAATGAAAGACGCTGTTGTTGATTTGTTGGATAATTTAGTAAGACTTGGCGGTTCAGCAGGAGATTTAATGACAGCAGCAGCTGGTATAACTGCTGTTGGAGGAGCTTTGACAGCGTTGGCAGCAGCAACTGCAGTTAATGGATTTGCAAATTTAGTTGGGTTTTTCACAGGAGGTGGAAATCCAGTCGAGAATATGATAAAATTATCCGAAAAAGCATCAGGACTAACAACTGCTGCTAAAGGAGTCAAGGATATTGCTATTGCTATGAAAGGATTTGGAGAGATTGGCGATGGATTAGAAGACACTATAAAGGCTTTGGATAAGTTAGATAGTTTAGAAGACGAAGACCGAGAAACTATGCGAGAAATTGCTAATCTGAGTAGGGCAAATGCTGAATTGAATAATTCTATGAAAGCCGACAACTCAGGAATGGAAGCAAAATTGGATAAAAACAATGAGTTGTTAAGTCAATTGATAACAATGATGGCAAATGGCCATATTGCTGTTAATATGAGTGGTAAAAAGATATCCGAACAAATAGCATCAGATACTAAATACGACTTCTGATAATAATTACAATGTCATATATTTATTGATATGGCATTAGTAAACACACCGACAACTCCAGATTCCTTATTGGTTATTCGGAAACATAGTAATTCAACTACTATATTCCGCCAAAACCGAAATAGTTTTTATTCCCCAAAAGGGCCTGGAAATATGAATCCAAGAAGCACTTTGCCAGGTGATTATTTTGACAATGTAGCTAGATTTCAAGAAGCTGAACGTGATGTGTATGGAAAAGGATCTATATACGCTCAAGACGTTCCGTTTTCAAATTTTGGATTTAGACAACCTTATGTGTGGACTTCATTAGACGATTCTGACTTTAAAAAGTTTGCTAAACGATATGATAACAGAGGAATTCCATTTGGATCTACGCTTCAAGACGAAGAAAGATTAGGGAAGATGTTAATATCCGGACACGGATTAAAATTTTTAGCTAAACAGTTTCTACTACAAGCGCAAAATCCGTTTGACGAAACAAGAGCATACAACCCATTAAGCGTTAATATAGCTGCTACTGGGTTTATAAACCCAAAACGTCATTTGAATGGTGGTGTATTAGGGTCTATAATGAGTCTGTTTGGGATGGGGGCTAAAAGCGATGGTGCTCCTAAATCAACTGTCGGTATACAGGCGTTGTCTGATATGGTAAAAGGTGATGGTGCTGGATTATTACGTGAAGAGACTGCTAAGAAGGGATTGAATCGTTTTACGTCTATATGGGATGATAGACTTACCGACAAAGGCGGTGGTTTATTAGAAGGATTAATGAGTAAGTTCGGAAGTGTTGCTTTTGGCGGAGTCAATAAGACTGGAAATTTCACTTATAGAAAAGATGAACTTGCCCCATTATTACTCACAAATGATGTCAATAAAGACATAATAGGAACAGGTGCTTCAATTCTAAGAAAAGGAAGTCAGAGAACATTAACTGATAATATAATACATCGTTGGACTAAATCATCGGAAGATAGTGTAGAATTCCAATACGCTCCGGACAAAACTCGTAGAGATGAAAGAGATACCGATGGAGACGCTTCTGGAAATTTAAAAACCAAATTTAATCAGTCAATTGTAAACAAAAAATCAGGAGATCCTAAATTATATCAAGATGAAAATATCGTTGATAATAACCACGTGTCTGAGTTAAAATCAACATTTAATAATCAATATTCATCGGAGATAAAAAACTTCACAGAATTAAATTCAGTTACAAAAGAAACTGGATATTATAAAACAGGAAATTCAATCAAATATCCATATAAGGTATCTGAATATTCACGTGAGGATAGATTATTATTTCCAGACTCGTCAAGAACTAAACAAGATTTGTATAATATAAATCGTATATTATCAGAAGATTCTACAAAAATAGACGATTTATCAAAAAAAGATATAATTCCTTTTTACTTTCACGACATTATCAATAAAGAGTATCTTATATTTAGAGCAACATTAAAAGGATTAAGTCAAAATACAACACCAGAATGGAATGAAACTAAATATTTAGGTCGTGCGGATCGTGTATATACCTATAATGGGGTAACTAGAGACTTGAGTTTTTCATTCAGAGCATATGCTGCAAGTAGAGATGAAATGGGTCCAATGTGGGATAGAATTGATAGATTACAAGGAATGTGTTATCCAACAAATACGGATAAATTCAAGTTTGGAGAATCCAAAGAGTTTAGCGTAATGATCCCTCCTTTCATTAGATTGACAATTGGAGACATTTACAACAAAGTTCCTACTTTAATTAAAAGTTTTAGTATGAGTATACCAGATGAGTCGCCATGGGAAATATTGGGGGTGGGAAATAAATTCCCAATGATGGCAGACATTTCAATTAATGTTACATTATTAGAGGAAGAAATTGCCAAAAATGATAATGTAAGATGGAAATTTGAAGACGGTCAACCTAAACCAAGAACTCCTGATATAGAGGTGTTGCCAACGGTTCAAGAGAGAAATGATAAGAAAATTGAAAATGATCTTGTTAAATTAGATGAAGATGTTTCAAATAAGACAAAGGAAATTGCTCAAAAATCAATTTCGAGAAATCCCAGTCCAAAAGTTAAAACCGGTGGAGTTGGAGCTGGATTTAAAATGCCTGGAATTACACCATAGGATATAAATTATGGCTAGATATAATAATATAGATTCAAAAGACCGTTTTGACGGTAAGAAGGTTTTTTCAACAAGATTAATGCCTCGTATCCCCGTATCAGAAAATGATATTTACATATATTCCCAAGAAGGTGATACGTTGGATGGGTTATCCGATAAATATTATAGAAATCCTTCATACTGGTGGATAATTGCAAATGCAAATAAAATTGGAAAAGGAACACGTTTCATAAAACCAGGAATACAAATACGTATACCTGTTAATATAAGTCAAGTATTATCTGACTTTGAAAAAGAATAAAGGTTATGTCAAAAGAAGATTCAAGAGAATTTCATGGATTGTCACATATAGAAGATTGGGTTAGAAAAGAATTAGAAACTCGACAAAAAAATATAGGATTATCCACTTCCCCATCGGATGTATTAAATTACGATGGCAGTTCATATAAAGGCCCAAAAATGGCATGGGCCAGATTGGTTTCTAATGCTAAAGTAACGTTTCCAGGTGACAAACAAACAGAAAAGAATGGTTTTCAATTATTTACTCAAGACGGATTTGATGCTATATATGGTTATAGACCAAACGGATCTGAGTTTAAACAAGGTATAATTGGGTACACAAAGGATGGAAAAGAACACACGTTAACGGATGAATTTAATTTACATAGACCGCCTCCTGGACTTCAATCGATATCAACTGAAATGTTGGGTGGTAATGGTGGTAAATTTAGAAAAGCATCTGTTAAATTTTCAGTATCTTCAAAATATCAACTTGATTATATGACTCCATTTTTTCTGGTTCCCGGAATAACATGTTTTATTGAATTTGGATGGAATAACTTTGATCCTTCTAGTTTATTAAAGTTGAATGTTCGTGGTCAAGTCAAAAAGAAGGGTCAAGAAGGAACAGGGGTATTAGGAAGATTAACTGATTATAAAAATACCCACAAAGCGCAAATGGATTCCAAAGGAAATTATAGTTGCGTGGTTGGTAGAATAAACAATTATAATTATAATTTAAGATCAGACGGTGGATTTGATGTAACGTTGGAAGTTATGCAAGTTGGCGAGGCTATATATGGATTATCTGTAGAACCTGATAGTAAAAATAAAGCCGACCCTTCTGAGTTCTCTATAAATTTATCCAAATATTTAGAAGATAATTTAGATAAAATAGCAGAAAACAACAAAGATGATCTTGGAGTTTTACCTGCTCCATTAGATACTGCTGTTAAGAAGGTTGGGAAAAATGAAATTCCATTAAAAATTGATGATCGTTATTTTTCATCTAAATATACAATAGAGGATGAGGGAAATCAATCCGCAAAAGAAGCCGATGCTAAATACATTTCATTTGGATTGCTTATTGATATAATAAACTATTATTCAGAATTAAAGACCGGGGATGATGTAATAAGCGGTTTTAAATTTGACATATCAAAAAGTTATATTTCAGCAACACCAAATTTAAAATCAATCGACCATTCGGTTATGATAATTCCTAATTCAATAGCACCATCTTTGAATTTTGACGCTGATTTAAATAAAACGTCAGATACTTCAAATTCAGAAGGAACTTCTTTACGTGAAGCTAATGACGCTTTGAAATTGGCGGTTGGTTCGTCAAAAATTTCAACAGATAGAATAGATATAACTGAATTTTTTCCATTGAAGGGTAATTGTAAGTTTCCAGAATTAACCGATTTTTCATTAGATGAAATAAAATATGGCATTGGAGGATACTGGGGAAAATTAGAGAATTTGTATATTAATATAAAAATAATTAAAAACACAATAAAGTCATCAAAACGAATTGTCGATTTCGTTGAATCTATTTTAGAAAAAATGTCTGGTGCCGCATGTGACATTTGGGATTTTGAAATAAAAGGCAAAACCAACGGAGAAGTTGATTTAGATTGTACAATTGTAGATAATAATTTTGCTGTAGATTCGACTAGATTTAAAAACGAAACATACACATTTAATCCATTAGCCACCAATAGTATATTAAAAAATCTAACGTTTGGGATAAATCTGCCAGATTCAGTGGCAACTCAAACTATAATGGATTCTTCTAGTTCCACAGATTCAAGAAAGGAAGCAACGTTTTTCTCTCAAATAAAAGGTCAAACCGTTAAAGTTTACGATGAGTATTTAAATGACATGGTAGTAAATGAAACGGAGGGTAATAAAAAAAGTAAAGTAGAACCTGATAAAATATTGGCAAAGAACTTCGATAATGATTATTTTACAATAAAATCAAGCGATGGTAATATATTCAAACTAGCAGAACCAAATAAGAAATTAATGCAAAATCTCATTAATTTAGATAAAAGTCCAAATAATAATGCAATTTACAATGGCATGGTTCCCGGTGTAGAAGTTGAATTGGAACTTCTTGGAATTTCCGGTCTTAGATTTTTAAATGTATTTTCATTGGAAGGTATTCCTGATATTTACTCAAAAAATGGAGTATATCAAATAAAAAACGTAAAGCATTCAGTATCGGATCATATATGGACAACAGTAGTTACTGCTGGATTAAGACCATTTCCAACTGTATTAGAAAAAAAGAAGGTATAAATTATGTCTGATGTAGTATCTGATTATAATAAAACGATAACATCTTTATCTAAATTGATGAAAAGCAAATTTCCATCAGCATTTAAATTGACCATTACGGAGGATGATTATACTGAAGGTTTTGTGTATCGATTTTTTTGTCAGAAAATAAACACGAAGGAAATCACTGAAGTGAGCGACAGAAACTACAGAGATTTAAAGCGTTCACCGTTATATCATTGTTTTGATGTTGAATGGAAAATTACAGGGCCTGATCGAAATATAATGAATGAAAAGGTCATTCAAAATCAAGGAGTATACGAATATAATTCAGAAAGCATAGATGAAATTGCTAATATTGTTCCTGAAATTCGTAATTTTTTAGTTAATCCTCTTGAGTTCTGGCGAGGGTATTAAAATATATAAAAAGGGTACAAATAGTTTTTATAACTTGACAATGTACAATTTAATGGTACAATATTGGTACCAATTAATAAATAAAAAATATTAAATATAATTTGTACAATTTAAATTAATAAAAGCAATTAGGTACAAAATATATAAAATAAGCATAATGTACATTATATAAAAAATTAAGTACAATATCAACTATAAAAAGCATTGTACAGAATTTTTTTGATTGACTTTTACTGAAAAGTGTATTATATTTGCTGTCGTGAGGTATATTGAAGACAGTTTAGGAATACAAGAATTAAGCACCGCCTTGAAAAATAAGGATGTGTTTATGTATTGCATTCCTACGACTACCTACAAACATCCCTGTTGCGATAGTTTATCTTTATTATTTATTTTAGATATACAAGAGCGTGAAACCTTTGCGGTTATTTTTAATCATATAGATTCACAGTTTAATGTAAATTTGTCTGATATAATTCCAGTTCTTAATTTAACCAGAAGCCGTTTTGTCGTAGACAAAAAGAGCTTTAAGCAATATATTGATATCAGCGACCTGCTTGACGTTAAGTTTTTAGCGCATGCTATTAATAAAGATTTTAGCATTAATCCAACTTCAGTTCATACATTTTACAAGTATCAGTTTCCTAAATGTAATACAGTGAATCGGATCGTTCCGATCAATAAACACTATGAAACATTTGAAAAACTATACAGTAATGCTTTTGAAATTTTAAAAACTGAACATAATAAGTTAAAATTAGACGCTTATATCAATTCTAATAATATTTTGACTGATACATTATACCAAATAGAGAAAAATGGTATATGCGTCAATCCAGGCGACTTTATCAAGTCATTCAAAGAAGACTCTGTAAAGTTATTAGACGGAAACTTAATTAGATCACAATATAATTTATTTACATCTACTGGAAGACCATCGAATAAGTTTGGTGGAATAAATTTTGCTGCTTTAAATAAAAAAGATGACAGTAGAAAATGTTTTGTAAGTAGATTTGGAACGAATGGAAAATTGTTTGATTTTGATTTTTCCGCTTTTCATCCTCATTTAATTTCTAATTTAGTAAATTATGATTTAGAATTCGGAACAAACATCTATGAATATCTTGGTAAACATTATTTAAGTAAAGATAACTTAACTGAGTTGGAATTAGCTCATGCTAAGACTCTCACGTTCCGCCAGTTGTATGGAAACGTCGAACCTAAATACAAGTATATACCTTACTTTAAAAAGTGGATGCAATACATTGAACAACGTTGGAGCTTCTTTTTGGAAAATGGGTATGTTGAAACTCCGATATATAGTAGGCAAATCACGTTGGATCATATTGGTGATGATGTAAACCCAAGTAAACTTAGTAATTATATTCTACAAGCATATGAAACTGAAGTTGGTTTAACTACCGTATCCAGAATATTAAATTTACTAAAAAACAAGAAAAGTAAAGTTATACTTTATACATACGATAGTATTCTAATTGATTTTCATAAAGACGATAGCGTTGATTGTTTACATGAAATCAAGAATGCAATGGAGAACAACAAAAAATTTCCAGTAAAAATTAAAGCCGGTGATAATTATAAAGAAATGTTCAATGTAAACATTTAAATTAACGGTTATATTTATTACAATGGAAATACAAAAGTTTATATCTAATATATTGGATGAGATTTGTCTTGATGAGCGAATAAAAAATGGTTTATTTGACATAGAGAGATCTGAACATCTTTTAATTCTAAAAGAGTATGCTACTAAAATGGTAAGTGAGGAATTTGCTTCTGAGTTACACAACATGTTGACCAACGAAGGAAATTATCCTGAACGCCAAGCGTATAACGACGATGGCATATTGGTTACGTTCCCTGATGCTGAATCCAAAAAGGCTGCTATTGAACGTGGAACTCACCACGACAACAATCCTACAGGTGCTTCAAATGATAGTGAAAGTGGAGATCCTGACACAGAAGATGCGCCCGAGGAAGAATCTGAAGAAGAAAGTATGTTTGCTGACTTTGAAACTCCGGAAGAAGTTATGGCTGCTAAAGACGCAGGTGATATAACATTCCAAGAGTTTGAAAATCTGATGATAAAAGCTCGTGACGATGATGATACTTCGGATGAAGAAAAACATCACATTTACGATGTGTTGACAAAAATGAAAGCGGATCAACAAAAGGCAGCCTCTGATGGCAAAATGACCGCTGATGATTTTGATGGAAGTGAAGCTAGTTCTGGATTAGAGTGGGATAGTTTACATCCTTCTATTTTGTTCGCTTTAAAACAAAAATGGGAATTTGATAAAGGTGGTAATTGGTATGATGAAACCAATCGTTTGCGTGGTGCTACTGATCGACGTGGACAATTAGATCCATATAAATCTGAAGACAAAGATGAAATGCTTATTTGGATGGATGATTACATCAAACGAAGAGGACAACCAAAAGGCAAGTAATGAGATCACAGTTGTTATGTACATTCAGTAATAAGAAGGAGTATGAATCAACGTTAATCCAAGTATCAAATAACCACGATATATTATTTGATAAAATTTACATTCTTCAGAACACGGAGAATCCACATTATTTGTATTTAACTTATAATGTCGAGGGATATGACTTTGACTTTTTGCCAAAAACAATTTCAGTTCACCGCAAGAAGCACACAAATACATTATATACAATAAATGCTTTAAACGAACTTGTTATGGAAAAGACAGGTGGTAAAAAAGACGAGCGGTATGAATTAGATTGGGATGAATATTATAATAATATCATATTAACCAATGATGATGGAATTAATATAATATCCACTAAATTATATAAGATCATAAACCTATGACCGAAACATTTATATTAAATGTAAACGAAAGTCAATCATAATCGGTTCAATTATTTTATTATAAAAAAATAATACTTTTTATAAGTAGATTATATTAAAAGTTGTGGTATAATGATACTTATATATACGACCGGCTCAAATGGTTTAATTGAAAATTAAGAAATAAAAATTAATAATTGATTGACTTATTATAAATTGACTTTGTTGATTTATAGTATATACTGGAAGTGTAATTAAAAAATAACAAATAAAAAATAGGAAATATATGGATATTAACGCATTAAAACAACGACTTGGAGAAATCTCTGGGAAGAATAAAAAGAACAACAATCTCTGGAAACCAAACGAAGGTAAACAAATCATTAGACTTGTTCCTTGTAAAGACAATCCAGACAACCCATTTAATGAATTACGTTTTCATTATGGTCTAAACGGAAAAAATTGGTTATCGCCTGCAACATATGGTCGTCCTGATCCAGTTCTTGAGTTTGCTAATAAATTAAAGCAAACTGGAAACTCTGATGATTATAATTTGGCTAAAGACTTTTTTCCAAAAATGAGAATTTACGCTCCTGTAATTGTTCGTGGTGAAGAAGGCGAAGGAGTAAGATATTGGGGATTTGGTAAGAAAGTATATCAAGAACTTCTTGGGTTCATTTCTGATGAAGATTATGGTGATATTACTGATATGAAGGAAGGTAATGATATTACAGTTGAATATATACCAAAAGAACAAAGCGGAAAGAATTTCCCTGAAACTGTAATTCGTGTTAAGCCAAAGAAAACTGTAGTTGGTGATTCTGATGTAGTTGATGCTATCAAAAACCAACCTTCTATTAAAGACATCTTTGATGAAAAGAGTTATGATGAACTGAAGGATGCTCTTGAGTCTCATATTAATCCTGAAGCTGGTGAAGTTGAAGACACTGATGATGAAGTTGTTGTTGTTGAACAAAAAGTAACCGAAACTTCAAAAGATGATGATGCTCCAGCGGTATCAAGTAAAGCTCCTAAAGCTGCTTCATCAAATGTAGGAACGGATTTTGATAAACTATTTGATGTATAGTTTTCGTGTTGATTGATTCGTTGTTTGGACAGAACCCTGTTAATGGGGTTCTGTCCTTTTTGTTTATAAACTTAAAAAATAAAATGTATGGCTAAAAAAACTGCTAAAAAAACAACCTCAACTAAAAAGATTGAGGTAGAAGTCGAAGGAAATACCGACTCCATCATTGCCGACATTGCTGGCATGATCAATAAAGCTAACAAAGAGGGTGGAAATGTTGCTTTTGTAATGGGAAATGACAATCCTGATGATCCGACAAAAATTGTTGACTGGGTTCCCAGTGGAAATGATCAATTAGATTTAATAATGTGTAATCGACCTGACGCTGGTTATCCGGTCGGTCGGATTACGGAAATTACAGGATTAGAACATTCCGGTAAAACATTATTATCTATGCACGCTCTCGGAGACACAAAGAAAAGATGGTATTGCTGTGTTTATTGATACTGAATCATCATTAGATCATAATTTTGTTAGAGCGATTGGTGTTGACTTGGATAAATTATTATATATTTCATGTGATCACGTTGAAGAAATATTTGAACACATGGAAACTATAATTCAGAAAGTTAGATTATCTAATAAAGATAAGTTAGTGACTATTGTTGTGGATTCTGTAGCCGCTGCTTCTTGTAAAGCTGAACAGGAGTCTGATTTTGATCAAACTGGATTTGCAACTCAAAAAGCTATAATTATAAGTAAGGCTCTTCGTAAGATTACTCAATTAATAGCTAGACAACGTGTAGCATTGATTTTCACCAATCAGTTACGTCTTAACTTGGGTGCTGTATACGGAGATAAATATACAACATCTGGCGGAAAGGCATTAGGATTTCATGCTAGTTTACGATTGAGATTATCTAAGGCTGGTCAAATTTTGGATAAACCTAAGAAAAACGGTGGTCGTGTAATTGGCATTAAAACTATATGTAAGATGATAAAAAACCGACTGGGACCTCCTGATCGAGATCATACGTTTAATCTATTTTTTAATCGTGGCATTGACAATTATGGTGATTGGATAGAAACGCTTAAAGATAAAAAAATCATAAAAGGGACTAGAACTCCTTATACATATACGGATACAAATGGTCAAGAAATTCTATTACATAAAGACAAGTTCACGGATTTGATGAAATCCGATACAGAACTTCGTGACGAACTGTATAAACATTTATGTGACATTCATATAATGAAATATACATTTCAAGAAGAATGTGCTAGTGATGATATATTAGTCGTTGAAGATGACGACGATGATTTAGAAGATTAACGAAAAAAAGGGCGATCATTTAAGGTCGCTCTTTTTTTACGAACTTAAAACTTCCCAGAGTCCTTCTTTCAAACTTATAATTTGATTTGAATTTGTCTATGTCAATGAAAACGGCAGTGTCATCACTACGTATTAAAATAATACCGTGATATTTAAGAACACTGAATAATTCTTCCGTAATATACTCGTCGTTCAATTTAGTTGGATCGTTTACAACATCCAATTTTCTCAAATCCAAAAATAACTTGCCTTCCAATTTTAATTCATCGTCTATTTTTGCTTTTAATTTATCATTGTCAATTGAAATTTCCGAAGCTGAAAATGTTTGAGTGCGTCCATTTTTTCGTATTTTAATATAATCTATTACATTAGAAACTTCCTCAGTTGACCCTATTAATTTACAAAATTCACGGATAAATGAAAACAATCCTTTTGATATTTCAATTTTTGTGTTTGTTTTTAACCAGTTTTCAAATGATGTCTTTGCTTTTTTTGTAGCATTAATCTTCGCTATGATTTTTTTAATAGAATCGTATTTTAATGGATCTTCGTGTTTATTAAATGCTCTCTTCAATTCATTTATCTGATTGATAAAATTCAAATTAGCAAGATTGAGGGCTCCGCCCGGAATAGTGATTACTTCGGATGATTCATTTGGGCGTTTAATATCAATATATTCACTGTCGTTTATTATAATATCAGGATCAGTTGTTCCTCCTGATTTAACATTATCTTTACCCAATATCCTTTTTAATAATACCATAAAAGCGGTTTCTCCTTTTCCCATTCCTTTAGTTTTCTTGTCAATATCATAATATTCTTCTTTTTCTTCAGTTGACATTTTATTAAATGTTTCCACAGCAAGCGATATAGCATCGAGATTGTCTTTACTTAAAAATTCCTTTAAGTATTTCAAATCATTCTTATTAAATTTACCATTTTCGATGATGGGGAATCCTCTTGGAATCTTTTTACACCATTGTTCTAAAATAAAATTGGAAATCTTCATATCTTTAAACTTTTTTATTGACTTTTGCTATAAATATCGTAAAATGATAAATATGGAAAAATTAGACAAAAATAAAAAGAGCCGTCTTTTTTCAATTTTCGAGAATTTGGATTCTGATATAGACCTAAGATCGGAACGAAATATAAATAGTGATGTGTTAATAATCGACGGTAATAACAATTACATAAGATGTCATTGTGCTAATCCAGCGATTAATGCTGATGGTGAACATATTGGTGGCATAGACGGTTTTTTCAAGAGTTTAGGGTATGCTATACGAACTTTACAACCTACACGGTGTATCGTAGTATTTGATGGTGTAGGAGGAAGTCAGCGAAGACGAGCGATATATAGCAATTACAAAAACAAACGTAAAAGCAAACTGCGGTTGAATCGTGTGTATGAGGATTTGGATGATGGTTCTGACGAACAAACGAGTATTTTACGTCAAATGCAGAAAGTTGTGGTGTTGTGTCAAAATTTGCCGGTTAGTATGATGGCGATTGACAATATTGAAGCTGACGATAGTATAGCGTTTCTTTGTACCGAAGTTTTCAATACTGATAAAACCGAAAACATTACTATAATGAGCAACGACAAAGACTTTTATCAGTTGGTAAATAAGAAGATAAAGGTTTATAGCCCAACGAAAAAGAAAATATTTGGCCCTAAAGAGGTATATGATGAATTTGGAATAACTGCTAAGAATTTTATATATTACAAAATACTTGCTGGTGACTCTTCTGATAATATTGATGGTATAAAAGGGATCAAAGAAAAAACAGCGGTAAAATTATTTCCACAATTATCTACAGAAGATGACTTTACGTTAAACGAAATGATTCGATATACTCAAGATAATGTAAATGGTAAATTAAAAGCATATAACAACATAAATGAAAATGTAAACATATTACATAGAAATTATGATTTGATGCAATTGGGAACTGCTGATTTTAACACACATTCAAAATTAAAAATTCAGAATATCATTAACCATAAGGTAGATCCTACTAATGTATATGAGTTTACAAAACTTTTAAAAAAATATAAATTGTTCAATGTAATAAAAAGCCACGACACTTGGTTACGTGATACATTTGACAATCTCGATTTTTACGCAAAACAGTCATAACACGACTTATTATAAATTGACGAAATCAAGTATATATGGTATGTACTATATCTATATAAAATAAACACGAAATAAAAATATATGTCTAATAACAACGAGCGAGACACGTTAACAAAATTTGGTAGTTCATTTCAAAGTAAATGTATTGCCAGTATATTCACAGATAAAGAGTTCCTTACGCAAGTGATGGATATTGTTCATTTGGATTTCTTTGAAAATTCCGCACATAAGTGGATTTTGAATGAGATCATTGAATATTTCAAACAATATACTGAATTGCCAACGCTTGAAGTATTCAAGCACAAGATGAAAGACATCGACAATAAGGTGTTATATGAAAGCATTGTAAATCAGTTAAGAGCGATCACAAATTCAACAACTTCTTCTGATTTGGTTTATATCAAAGAACAATTTTTGGAATTTTGCAAAAATCAAAAATTAAAATGTGCTATCATAGAAAGTGCTGATTTGCTTCAAAGTGGTGAATATGAACAAATCAAACATGTTGTGGATGAAGCTTTAAAGGCTGGAATGGAACGTGATGATGGACATGACTATTTAAACGAAATTGATGAACGTTTAGTTGATGATGCTCGTGATACGGTAAAGACAAATTGGAAAGCCATTGATGATTTAATGGATGGTGGATTGGGCCCTGGAGAGTTAGGAGTATTTTGTGCTAGTGCGGGTGCGGGAAAATGTATAGGCCCTAATACCGAAATCGACCTTCAGTATGAAGAACTTGGAATTGAGATACAAGGTAATACCGGAAATCCTTATGTATTGTGGATTGATCCGTTTAAAGAATATGATGTATCTGGAATAGTAGATGGCGTTACTTCGTGTGTTGGTTGGCGAATATACAATGTTTTATGGGAACTTGACAATATTAGAATTAACTCCCAAACATAAAACCAATAAAAATTATGTTTGATAATATATATTGACATGGAATTATTAAAATGTAAAATCTGTGGAATAGAACGTCGTAGTTTAGTAACTCATTTGACTAAAGTTCATAAAATAACTGGAAAACAATATAAGGAATTGTATGGTGATTGTAAATTAATATTGGTATCCGATGAAACTAAATTGAAGCTTAGTAAGTCTAATAAACGATGGTGTTCTTCTGAGGAAAATAGAAAGAAATTATCCGAGCGTGCCAAAAACGGAGGAAGTATATTCACTGTTAATTATTGGATTAAACGTGGATATTCATTGGAAGATGCAAAATGTAAAATTTCTGAAATACAGATTGAGAACGCGAAAAAATCAACTGACTCATTTGATAAATCAAGAAGTTGTTTCTGCGTCGATTATTGGGTTAATAAGGGATTTTCTATAGAAGAATCAAAAACGGAAGTTTCTAAATTACAAAAAGAACTAACAAAACGATCGTCGAAATTTAAAGGAAAAATTAGAACAGACGAATCAAAGATGAAAATATCAAAATCCATGACAGAACATATTAATTCAGTTGGTGCTAGCGAATGGTCTTCTCATTTTGGTGATTTCAATGGTTCTTCTATTTTAGAAGACTCTGTATTTGACTTTGTTAATGGGAAGTTTCCTGGTGTCAAACGACATGTTGATATTTCACATTATGTAGTGGATATATTAATAGATAATATAATAATTGAGGTTAATGGTGATTTGTGGCATGCAAATCCGATTAAGTATTTAGAAAACGACATTATAAATGAGTCTATATTGAACATTACCGCTGGAGAACGATGGGAACGTGAAAAAAATAGAACTAATATATTAGAGTCGCTTGGTTATATTGTATATGTTATATGGGAACATGATTGGAAAAATAATCGTAAAAATGAAGAAAATAAAGTAATTAAATTTTTATATGAAAATAATAGTAAAAACTGTAAATAAAAAAGTAAAAATAAAAGATATATTTGATGGGGTTGGCATTCCTAATGAGGAACATGCTTCAAAAGCGCCACCAATAAACTTACGGGTAAAGACTCCATATGGTTATAAACGTATAGCAAATATGTTCAGAACTGAGCGTCAGAAAACCGTCACTACTTACTTCGGAAACAACAAAACTTTAAAAACGTCAGATAACCATAGGATAAAATCAAATGGCGATTGGGTATATGTTAAAGATTTGCGAGTTGGTCAAAAAGTTGAAACATTAAGCGACAACACTAAAGTAATAAAGAAAATAACAGGAAGAGAAGAAATTTTATATGATATTAGTGTAGAAGATGTTCATTGTTATTATTCAAATGGAATATTGAGTCATAATTCTTGGTGTTTAAACAAGGTTGGAGTTGAAGCGTTAAAGCAAGGAAAAAACGTGGTTCACTTCACAATGGAACTTCAACAAAAATATGTTGGTAGACGATATGATTGTTGTTTTACTGGAGTTGACTTTCAAAACATCGTAAGTCACAAAGAACAAGTATATCAAGAATTGAAAAATATAAATTCGTGGTTAAAAATAAAATACTTTCCGATCAAAACTGTATCAGCATTATCTTTAAAAAATTACATTGAACGTATTCAGATGTTGAGTGGCGAAAAGGTAGATTTGATGATTGTGGATTATGCTGATATTTTGAAACCTGTTGCTGCTGAACGTAACAGCAATTCATATAGTGAAGCTGGAGGAATTTATGAAGAATTACGTGGGGTTGCTGGAGAGTTACAAATTCCATGTTGGACAGCGTCACAAACGAATCGTGGTTCCGCTTCTGAGGATGTTATTGAAGCTGGAAGTATATCAGACAGTTTCAGAAAAATTATGACCGCTGATTTCGTAATGAGTATATCTCGTAAGACAGAGGATAAGTTACAAAATACAGCAAGAGCACACGTTATAAAAAACCGTTTTGGTGCGGATGGTTGTACATTCAACAGCTTTTTTGATGCTTCTTGTGGTAATATAAACATCTATGATAGAAATGACCCTGAAAGTGCTAAATTGCAATCGAAAATGGCCGACGGAGAAAATGCTGCTAAACGAAGAGTTCAAGACATATGGAATAAATCAAAAAACGACGAAGAAAATGATTTCGATCTCGGATAAAAATAAAATTCTTAATATTTATATTAAGAAAGGTTGATATGGCTACTCACAAAACAAAAAACAAAACAAACTCTACCTTTTCGTTATCTGACGATTTGGTAGAGGAATTTAATTCTGTAATACGTGAACAATGTGTTAATAAAAGCGCGTTGGTTGAAAAATTAATTCGTGAGTGGTTATTAAAACAAAATCATGAGCGGAGTATACAAGATAGTAAATAATGTAAATGGAAAATTCTATATAGGAAGCACCACTAGAAAAATATCAAAACGTTGGCAAGAACATCTGAATAAGTTGCGAAAGGGAACTCATAGTAATTGTCATTTACAGAGGTCATATGATAAATACGGTGAAAAATCATTTGATGTTGAAACTCTTATTGAGTGTTCGCCATCCGATGTTTTGATACATGAACAGAAATATATAAATGAATTGACTCCTGATTATAATATATGTAAAACTGCTGGGAATACATATGGAATAAAACTATCAGATGATGTTCGTAAAAAAATGAGCGAATCCAGGCGTGGTAAAAATAATCCGTTTTATGGAAAACAACATACAAAGGAGGTCATGGATGATCTTATTAAGCAACAAAAAGAAAGAGGTCAATGGAAAGGAACTGATAATCCTAAATTTGGAAAAGGACATGAAATTACAGGAAAAAATAACCCATCCTACAAGGGAGACTTTATATTTAAACATCCTATTTATGGAACTGAAATTTGTCATCAGCAATTTTTAATTAAAAAATACAATTTGTGTGGAAGTGCTATATCAAATATTTGTAATGGAAAACGAAACAAACATAATGGTTGGATATGTCTTGGTAAATCCGATGGTTTGGATTTAGGATAAATTATACTTTTTTTAAAATTAAACATATTTATATATTAATACATCTTATATAAATATGTTTGATTCTATATCTCCTCAATTTTTGACTATTATTTCGTCGTTTATAACTGCGGTTCTTACCGGAGTTTTGACTTATTTTGGAGTA